TTTGAACTCAGATGAGAACTCGAAACAGAAACGTCTCCCATGCATTATATATTGCTGGGTTTGTTCCGTTTACGTACCAAACGTATGTGAATGGCGCGCCCATTAATGCTGGATCCGGTACCACCGGCCCGTGGTCTGTGCTGTATAAATACAGCTTAGAACATATGGTCGATGATATCGGTCGCGATAAGCCTCATGGTGTCTTCCATAGGTCTCAGTTTGTGGAAATTAATTCCACTCCTGAACCCTATGTTAGCATCATTTTGACTGCTCCTTATGGTCACGAAGAAGATACTGGTCTCGAGCGACGTTGGTTGCTCGAACGCCAGGGTCAACTTAGTAATCACTTGGAATGGAACGTGACAGATCATCTGCACGCTCCTCCGCGATGGGATATTTCTCCCCTTGGCTTCGATGAACGAGTCGTCATTAACGACTTGCTTGAGAAAGCTAAAGGCCTTAAGGCCGATATCTTGCTCAATGCCATCGAGGCTCACCAGGTAGTACCCAGTATTGAATCTTTAGCCGATAGCCTTCCTCTTATGAAGAAGAATTGGAAAAGGATTCGTACTGTCTTGGGAAAAGCTAGTGGAGGTTACCTTGCTTGGAAGTTTGGGATTTCACCCATTCTTTCAGACATGGAAAACATCTATAAGTTTTTGCCTAAGATGGCGAATGACTTGGGGAAACACGCTAGAGCCGTACCGATTAGAATCAGCAAGAAATTCTTGCATGATTTTAGCTTTGATAAGACTTCTCTATTCGACTACGCCAGTAATGGTGTGGCCGGACGTGAGAGGTACTTACAGGGGCTTATTGAAATCGCCCCTACGACTCGGTTTGTTTTGGTAGTGAAGCCTAACGTATCGTACTCCAGTCCGGTTTTTACCGCTCTGGATTATGCGATGCGAAGGTTCGCAACGTCACCTGCTAGTTTAGCTTGGGAGAAAGTTCCTTTCTCCTTTGTTGTAGACTGGCTTGTAGATGTTCGCGGTGTGCTAAATAAGATTGACAGTACCATAGGGGTCACCCCTTATGAGATTGTCAGTTTTACGAAGTCACATAACTATGTCCTGAACTCAGAAATGTTCATGCGTCTTAAAGACGCAAGTACAAATCTGGTGATTCATGACAAGAAGGTTGCTTCTGTAGTTTATAAGCACTACGAACGATCACTGGTTTCTCAATCTACTTCTGTAGTTTGGAAACCACGCGTAGGAAAATCGCAAGTCGGCATTGCTGCCGCCTTGCTTACTCAGGCTTTAACTAAGCTTAGAGTACTACGTGGCCCGCGTTAACAATTCGTTAACGTGTATTAGCGTCAAAACATAAACATGAACAATGACCTGACATACAACTCAGTTGTTTTTGAGAAGAGCTTCGATAACGAAGCAAAGTCTCTTAGACAATCCACTGCTCGGGGAATCAATGATCCCGATCAAATGACAGTCGCTTCGCAACCGTATGTGGATTCAGTCACGCAAGTGGCTGGTACCCGTTATACGGTTCGTTTCGATCGTCATGACCACGAGGCGGTTACAGCGAGGAAATATATATCCTCAATGTATCTCGTTATTGCAGTACCTGAAGCGGAAAACAGCACGGACCTTGCGGTCCTTGTTGCTACGTTTAAGGCTGCGGTAGCGAACGCCGACTTAATCGGCGACGTTCTTAATGGGGAGCGCTAAGCTCCGAGTTGCTATGGGTGATGAATCCATAGTATAACAATCAGTGCCAGGTTCATGTGATTAACAAGTATGAATGCATTATTACAAACATACGAGAGCCTGCTAGCAGATATCTCGGTTAAATCTGGGTTCTCCGAAATACGAGGACTTTGGTTTGATCTGGATTGGGTGCTAAATGTTGCACCCAAGCTAGAAAAGCAAGTGTTGGGTGTTCTTGAAGGACGGCTTCCAGCCGTTAATCTCGAATGCCCTGCATGTCTAGATCGCCTGATGCGCAGAGCTTTTGATAGCCCTGAGCATTTAAGGTGGTTTAGACAGCTTTTGCTATTCTGTTACAAAGCTGCAGTGCCTCATGAAACGACAAAAACAGAACATACGTACCAGACTTGGTCTGATACTAATAATGGTGTTGGAGAGTTTGCTGCTCTTGCTTCAAAGCAGGTGCCAGCAATTCTTCAACGCGCTCGCCGTCACGTCCATTCTGTCCTATATGGATTTGATCATAAGGGTATAAGCCCTATGCATGGTCCGGGTGCTTCCACAACGCCTAAAGCGAAGTGGGAGCATCGTTATCTTACTATAGATAACGTCTATGCGTATTCTGACTGGTATTACCTGCAAAACAGGTCGCACCTGGAAGAGTACGAGGATTTAGTGGACATGGAGCTCATAGAAGCTAAGCTTATTGCTGTCCCGAAGGACAGTCGTGGGCCTCGTCTTATATGTGTTCACCCTGCCGAAGCTATTTGGCTTCAGCAGGGCTTACGTGTTGAGCTCGAGAGAGTTATCTCTCGTCACAGATCATCTCCGGGAATATGGCCGAAAGGCCGTATTCACTTTGATGACCAGTCTGTTAACGGTCGTCTAGCGCTCGAATCAAGTCTATCAAGGCAATTTGCCACGATCGATTTGAAAGAAGCTAGTGATCGCGTATCTGATTGGCTTGTGCAGAACCTATTTGGTTCTTACTACAAGCCTTTCGGATGCTGTCGTGCTCAGAAAATAAGGATTGCCGATGGTCCCCAAAGGGGGACCATTGTTGATGCTCATTGCTACGCTCCAATGGGGAACGCAACAACGTTTCCTGTGCAAAGCTTAGTCTTCTGGGCTATTAGTGTGGCAGCTATGCAGATCAATGGGTTTCATCAACCCGATCTAGCATATGTGTTCGGAGATGACATCATCGTGCCTACTGAGGCTTTTGAGTGCGTTACAAATGCACTTGAGAGCTGCGGTATGCTCGTCAACAGGGAGAAATCCTTTGTTGATGGCTTCTTTCGCGAAAGTTGTGGAGTAGACGCTTTCAAAGGCGTCGATGTCACACCGCTTCGTTGGAAGATGTCTGTTGATGCCGAACTCCGATCTGAACTACAGTCGCTTAGTGACCTTGGTCAGCGTTTGCTGACTGCTGGTTACTTCCAGACTGCCGCGTGCGTCTATGGTATACTGAGGCGTAGACTAAAGTCATGTAACCGTGATCTGTTTTATACTAATAATCCAGATCATGGGAGCATAGCTCAGTTTACGCCGCTGTCGTCCCAAGCTTGGAAAGATGCCTATTGGCATAAGTCCTTGCAAAAGTACGTCAGCCCAGTATACCGTTTTCAAGACTACCCTTCTTCTGAAGGGCCGCGTGGTTGGAACCACGTTCTTGAATCGATTTTGGTACAAGCGGGTTTTAATCCGCTTACGCCAAAGTCGGGTGCGCGTCGACTCAGGTCGGCAGACGTCCCTCGACGTCAGCAGTTGAATCGAGGGTGGACCGAGCTCTTTTAGAGCTCGGCGCGTACATCTGTACGTGGTGGCCCTTTATGGATTAGAAATTCCATAAGAGGTAC